CTGGAATGATGAGCTCGACATCCTCAAGCCAAAGCCACGTCGTGGCAGTAAGGGCTGCTGATCCAGTGCCCTGCTGTACCCCGTTGATGTTCCAGATGATAAAATTCCCATTCGACGTGCTTGCCGACGGTGTGTTGGTAGTAGAGAGGTAGGGGTAAATAGTGCTATGCGGTACCTTGAGACAAACTGATGTACTCTCACTAAGATTGAGAGTGACACCAGGAAGATCCCACATATAAGGTCTACGAGAACGAGTTCCTGTGGGTCCCCCCCTAGTAGTCGGTTGATGCACGACACGAAAAATCCCAGAGCAAAAAGGATTGGGAGCCACCTCAAACCTAATGCACCATGTTGCTCTAATGCCCGCATAGCCTCTGAGCTTGTCAGCCCAAATGGGCTGCCCCAGGATAGTTGCTGCGTTCTGCTGGATGACCGGACCAACAATGTCCGAAACATTGCCAAGCGTGCCCGTAGCAACTGCGATGGGATGGCGAAAAAACTCAGAAGGCGTACCTGTGGTTGGCATGGAGAAGAGGCTCTTGAACATGCTAATGTACTTGGAGCTGATGGTGCCTGACCTACAAGCCTCATTGACAAAGTCTATGTCCTGACCTGACTCTACGTTCTCGGAAACATCCAGCCCTGACAGCCTATCCTCTTGCTCTGATACCAAAATGTTGTCTGTGTTGTTACTATCTGTATTGATTGTTTGAGCAGGCAGTATTTAACCTATGCGCTATATGCCTATTTGACGCTAGGGTTTGGGTTGATCTGGTCTATCTGCGGCTAAGCGTGACCTCCTGATCAGTAACGGTAAAAACCGCTGTCACACGACATCAATACGCCCTGTCCACTTCATTCGATCCCACTCAAAATCCGTGCGTATGTGCGCAAAGATCACCATGGAGTAACACGTCCCCTGTAGGCCGCTTGGTTATCCTCCCTGGTAGTCGTAAGCACTGCAAAGCCGTGCCTTCTGCTCTCCTCTATGATACGAGGCGCCCACGTATCCCAAACTTCCCTGGGGTGCGCTGACAACTCTATCAAAGCCGTGTCAATGTTGGTTTGCGTGATGCTCTCCAGCAAAGACTTATTCATGCACCACATGGGAATCTCCAGAATAGTCTGAAGATCCAATGGCGCATACCAGTGACCATCCTCATACCTAAACGTGCGCTTAAGAAAGCTCACATCCTGCAGTGAACGGACAGTGGAAACCTCCTCATCGTCCTTGTTCTCAGTCGTGTACGTCAGGCCCATACGCCTAAACGCTGCTGTCAAAGTGTGCTGATTCACCTTATCCACAGAGACGTCATCGTCGCCAATAGCCAACAAATTGTCATCCCCATACACGTAGAGCTGGTTGTGCGTCAAAAACCTGACAGGTGAAGTACGAGTGATCAGAACCCATGCATAGTGGAAAAGTACCATGTTGGCAATGGAATTGATGACGGATGTCATTGGGTGGCCCGAAGGCAAGCCCTTGTGCCACTCATACATCAAATTGCCCCTGATATGCCTGGAATTGACCACTTCTAGCCACAAAATACGTCTGCCCGTATTGTTGGCGTCAGATCCATACCACATCTCAATGATCTTGTAGACCGACCACAAAACCTGTGAAGACAAACTGCCATCAAAGTTCTTGAAATCTCCGGCCACAACCGTATCCTGGCATCCAGCGGAAACAATCTGCTCGGCTATGCAAACCCACTCCTTATATTGGTTGATACCAATGCATGGTGGAAGGGCCACACGGTTACTAACCATGAAATCCACAAAGTCCATGAAGAACCTGCGAACACACAGTGAGTACACCAGTGGGCTGCCTGAGACGAGCCTGGTCTTTCCCGCTTTGACCTTGGCAAACGGTCTGACCTCGTCCTTAAGAAAGTCAGAGTAAAAGTGAGCACTCCTAACCCCTTCATTAGCAAGGCGCGAAACACGTTCAAACTCATTGCGCACGAGATCAGCGGCAGGAGAGGTCAAATCAAAAACACAGTCATCACCAAAAATGGTGCGCTTGCCCTGATGTCCTTCTTGGGCCAAAGGCCATCCTGCACTAGTGTTTCTCGGTATAGCGGCGACATTTGGTGTGTCACAGCAACCAAGAACACTCTCTTCAAAAGTACGCAATGGAAATTCTCTCTGTGGTCCACGTCTCGCTATCAAACGGGCACCTACGACGGCCACACATGACTCCAAGATGTTGCTGTCTAGGATCACAGTATCACCACAGTATGAAGACATGGCGTTAGCCCAAACATCATCCCCGCGCAACCTAGCTGGCGTAGTCTCGCACTTGACGTACGTGTCGTGCAAAGCTGTCTTAACCAACTTGGAGGCGCCAGAACTACC